CGAGCAAGATGCTAACCTTGCTGCTCCATATCAAGGCACTTTGGCTAACGCTGTCAACGGTATTTCAATGTTTATGGGCCATCCAACTATTGGGTTAAAGGCTAGCCAAAACGTTGGTCAGGTTGTTGACGCTGCGCATGGCGCATTGAGCGACGCACTTGGCCCGATCAACATGGATTATGTTCTTAAGAAGGGCTTGGGTATTTCCCTAAGCGATCTTCAAAAGAATCTTGGCCATGAAAACGTAAATGACCACTTCCTTAATACAAAGGTTAATCAATACGCTGCTGCTCACTATGCAGATGATTTGCTCTCACAGGCTGTCAGCAGTGGTGCGGTAGATCGCAACAGCACAGAAGCTGCAAATCTTTTCAAGCAATATCAGCGCGATGCTATGAAGGATCCAACTGGTATTCTTGCTCCTGCTCGCGAATCTCTTATTCGCCAACCAGATGTTCTTGCAAATTACTTCAAGCGAGATTTTGCTGGTCAACTGGGCGCAAATGTTCGTAAGGGTGTAACTGAATCTTACGATATTAACGATAAGAACAAAGAGCGTTTTTACAACGCTATGCGTAATCTTTTCTCAACCAAGTCTGACATGTCTGTCATTCTTTCTCCTGAAATTCGCAACCTTGTACATGGTTCTCGCGTACAGGCAAGCACAGAAGATCTTCTCTCGCATGCTTTGCGCGAAGATTGGGGCAAGCGTCAAACCCCATTTAATGAACTTGTTAAGAGCAAAGTTGAGGCTCAACCAGTTGCCGAAGGTTCAAAGGCAATGGTTTACCAAGGCAAGGCTATGCCGCCTTTGTACCACGTTAACCGTAGCGTTAGCGAATACATGCCAGATGCTGCAACCCTTGAGTCTAATACTCGCTTCGGTAAAGGTATTAAGGCAACAGATGATGCTGCCATTGCTGGCCGCACCCACACTAACGTTTATACTCTTCGCTACAATCCAGTCAATAATGAAGAGCCAACATTCCTTGATCTAACAAAATCAGGTCAAGCGCCAGCAGTTGCTGCTAAGTTGAGCGCTTTGCAAGCCACTAACCAGACTCGTAATGAACTTGGCTTGATCGGTAAAACTCCAAAAGAGTATAGCGCTGAATACAAGACACTTGCCAAGATGCTCAAGAACAAGGCAGATTACTCTGGTTCAGATATTCTTGATGCTTACCGCAGCGCTCTTAAAGCCGTTGCTCGTATTAGCCCAGCAGAAATTGACAAGCGCATTTCAGATGTAACCAGCGCTGCAATGTCAGCAGATGGCCATGCTGGATTTAAGTTTGTAAACCGTGCTGGCAATGTGACCCATGTGGTCAATAGTGATCGTGCTATTGCCAACATGACCCAACTTGATCCTGCTCTTACTAGAGACAGCATTATTCCGGGCTACCTCAAGACTCACAATGTCAATGAGCCGGGTGTAATCGGTATTGCTCGTAACGATACCTTCATCCAGCAGGATGCTCAGAAGGCTGCCAAGGCTTTCTTTAGCCGATTGAATAAAGCTGGCTATGATGAGGAAGTACAGCAAGCACAATCAACATTGCAGCTTGAAGGTCGCATGTTGGCAAAAAACGCCAATGCCGATCTTAACGCTCCGCTTCCAAAGCTAGATCCACAGAATCTTAACAAAGAAGCGCTTAATGTTCTCAAAGAGGCTCGCGGTATTCTTATTAAGAAACTGGGCTTTGACTCACTTCAGGTCAACAAACTTGACCCAATTGCAGCTGTCTCTTTGATCTATCGTGAATCACATGGCCTAGCATCAGAGGCTTTCTTGCCTGTCAATGCGCCAAAGGCTGCACTTGATGCAGTTTCTCGCATAAATCAAAAAGGCTACCGCCTTGTTCTTGGTACAGATATTGGCCATGCTTATGAAGCGCCAGTTCTTCATCCAGTTATCGCAGATCAACGCACATCACTCCTTCGCCGTGCAGCACTTGCGCTTAAGATGGATCCGACCAAAGTTAGCGATATTTCTGTAGCACAATCAAAAGATATTGCTGTCAAAGAACGCATTGATCGCGGATTTGCTTCTGGTAAAGTTCAGCCATTTGTTGGTGATAACTCAAGCACCATTGTTAATATCCTTCGCGACTACGCGCGTTCTGGCTCACAAATCAATAATACTGGCAATAAAGTTGCCAATGCTATTCGAGGTTGGGGACAAGGCCGACGCGATCAGTTGATTACTCAGCTCATGGGCGATACAAGCAACCTTACGGTTAAAGAAGAGCGTGAGTTGCATGATGCTGCCGTTGCCAAAGCAAATGAAATTCTTGGCTCACAGCGCCGTATGTCTGATCTTAGCGTATCTCAAATGGTTAAGGCTCTCACGCAGCCAGTTGCAAAAGGTGCCAAAGATTATCTTGGTGATGTAACACCACGCTACACCAAAGAAGATGCGTTTAAAATCGCTAAATGGGTTTTAGAAGGTCAAGCAAAAGCCCCGGGTTACACAATGGGTCTTGGCAAAGCAGAAGATTTTATTCGCGCATCCGGTGCAATGGCTACCAACGCAACCGCTTCATTCTTTGGCAAGGTTCCTTTGCTGAAGAATTACAAGATCGGTGAAGGCCCAATCGCAGCAGCGATTACTGCCCTTCCAAGCAACCTCACTGCGCTCCGTAATCAATGGCGCTTTGATCTTAACCCTATTTTTTCAACTCGCCGTTTAGCCAAAACAAATATCAAGGCTGCCACTGAGGGCGTTCCGCTAACTCGCAATCCTTACAATGCGATGACAAATCTTGGCATTAAAGATGAAGCGTATAGCATCCTTGGCCGCACTATGCCAAAGGTATATGCAAAGGCTCAAGAGTTAGATACTCTTGATCGCTTCTTGCAGCAAAATGACGTATTTGGCATTTACAACCCTGCTCACAATATGGCTTGGCAGGCATACCACCTTAAGCAACTTGGCTTATCTGACGCTGAGATTACGCAGAAGTTAGAGAAGATCAACACTTACGGTGACCGTACCCCACTTGAGCGTACAGTCAACACAATTTTCTACCCATTTTCGTTTAACAAAACTTTATACAAGAACATCGGTGGCTACCTGCTAGACCATCCGGGCGAGAACGCTTTGCTTGCTGCTGGCTTTATGCTGTACAACCATCTTGATCCTAATAATCAAGATCCGGGTAATGGTTTGCAAGCATGGTTTAATAAGCACTTGCCTTTAATCCAAGATTTTCAGAAACTCAATGCCTTTGAACATGGCACCGGCTTAGGTCAATTTGGCGGTATTAACGCGCCATACTTGCAAAATGCGCCATACATTAAAGAGTTTATGAACCTCTTTAGCCCACAGGCTATTACGCCTGCCAACGCACCGGGCGCACTTAAGACTCTCACCAATATGGTTCCAGCGCTCAATGAGTTGAATGGCCTACTTTTTAACGTCAACCTCAATACCGGTGCTGCGCAAGCAGGCGGTGTTGGTTCAGGTCGGTTGGTCGAAACTGGCAAAGTTGGTTTTTGGGCAGCAAAGAACCTTGTTGAACATTCAGTTGATCTAGCAAATCATTTGCTTGGCAAGAAAACAGATCGCACTTATTACACATCTGTCTTGCCAGATAGCGCTCAGATTCAAGCCGGTGTTGATGCTGTCACTTCGCTTAAGGCCCAGCTTGCACCATTGGTCGGCAGTGGCCAAACATGGCCTAAAGTTGCTGGTGTACCAAAGGATGTACAGGGTTTGCCATATAACGCAACAAGTTTTGAATTATACGCACACGCTCTTTACCCAGCATATACGCCGGGCGCTGGCGCTGGCGTAGCCATTCAAAAACAATCCGCTGCATTGGATTTTGTACAGCGTTTGCAAGGCACATTCCGTTATGACGCATATAACCAGTTTAATACCATTGCAAAGTCTGCCGTAACTAAGTTGGCAAAAGTAACAGATGCTAACTCAATTCAAGCAATTGCAACACCATTGCGCGCTTTGGCTGTCAACATTGCAGAGCAAGATCCAAAGTTTGCAGTGTTTTATAATAAGTTCTATGAAAGCGCTTTAGGTCCAATTGAAGGGTTTACCAAATAATGGCTATTAAAGTAAAACAAGGCATTACTGTTGACCCAACTGTCAAGCAACAGGCTGCTGCCGCAGCGGGCGCAGGCGGATCTACAGCAGCGGTAACCTCTGCCAAAGCACAAGCAAATGCGCCAATCAACAATGATTATGGTTTTGTTGTCAACGGCAAAGTGCCAACAACCCTTACGCTTTCACAGTTAAAGTCAGCACTTGCCGATACAACAAACAATGCTCCGGCTATTGTCAAGATGACAGCGGATGTTGCTAAAGTTCCGGGTGCGCTAGCAAACCTTAGCGTAATTTCACAAGATGGCAGCATTACCCCAATTGAGCAAAACTACCTTACAAACTATGCTCTTAACGTTGTTAACAACACACCAAAGGGAAAGCCAGCGTCAATTGCTGATGCTGTCACACAGAAGATTGTTCCATCTGCTGTTAGCCCTTACGCAATTAACTCAACAATTAACCTCAAGAGCATTGACCGTCCAGATATTGCAGCGGTTAAGTCAACAGTTAATGATCTTTACGAGCAACTTCTTGGCAAGAAAGCGGACGACGCTACGGTAGCCAAGTGGGCGCAAGTTTACGATAACTATGCTGCTACCCGCCCAACTTCTCGAACCACTGGTGGAGTTACATACGGATTGCAAAGCGTTCCTACTGCCACTGGCGGTGCATCAAATCGTTTGATCCGTTCAGGTCAGCAGGAAACTAGCACAGCAAATCAACTTACTGCTGAAAACTTTATCAAAAACCAGATTGTTGACTCTGGCGATTACAAGGCTTTCCAAGCCTCTGGCGCTGCATTTAATTTACTAGGACAGATTGCTTCTAAGGATGCGGGTGTTGCATAATGGCTGACAAACCAAAAGTTACCTCTGCTGAAGTAGCAGCAGCAGAACCGGGTCTTGGCAGCATCCTTACTCCCGGTTCAGATTTTGCCAAAGTTCTTCACGATCAAAATGGCGCTCAATACGCTTTTTGGAAAACAACAGACGCAAATCTTCCGGGTGTTAAAGATGGCACTGGATATTCGCTTTGGCAGTTCATCAATGATGCTGTTGACAACGGATGGATCAACGCTACTGATACATCAAACTTTGAAAAAGGTTTGCACAAAACTGATTGGTACAAAGCCAATGGCGCTCAAGCCTTACAGGCTGCCGCCGACAAAGCGCTATCGCTAGATGCTAACGGAAACGTACTACCAAACAGCAAGTACGGTATGGAGCTTCAACGCCGCATTGATGGCGTTACTGCTAATGCTACCGCTGCTGGATTTAAAATCAGCCCAGAAATTGCCAAGAGCCTTGCCGAAGGCACGCTCATGGATGCTTACGATACAAACATCTATAATTCTGCTGATTATCAAGCGGGGCTTGCAAACAAAATTACAGCTGCTGCGCAAAGCGCAGGTATTGCTCTTACCGGTGGATCTGGTGCTCAGTCAGGTATTGGTCTAGTTAACCAGCTCAAAGCATACGCAGCCGATATGGGCGTTAAAATGCCAGATAGTTTTTACACAGATGCTGGCTATAAATTGTCAGATCCAAAATCTGGTATGACATATGACACTTTTGCTACAAACATTAAGAATTATTCAATCTCAAACTATTCAGGTTTTACTGGTCGCATCAATCAAGGCGAAACAATTAAAAACATTGCCGCTCCTTACACCCAAGAATTTCAAAACATCCTTGGCGTGCCAGCAGATAGCATTGACTTGACTGCAAATACAGGTGATAGCCTAGCAATCCAAAAAGCACTTAAAGGCAACATTGACCCAGCTACAGGGTTGGGTACACCTATGCCTATCTGGCAATTCCAGCAAACTCTTCGCCAAGACCCACGTTGGAATAGCACACCAGATGCACAAAACTCTATGGCAAGCATTGTTGAAAACCTTGGCAGAATGTTTGGTAAAATCTAATGGCAACTAAACCAACAGCTAAACCAGCGGCAAAGCCGGCTGCAAAGCCGGCTGCAAAACCAACACTTGATCAAGGTTTAGCAGCGCTAGTTTCGCAAACCAATGCTCTTGTTAGCGGCGTTAAGGCAAATGATGTGGCTGCTCAGCAGCAACTTCGGCAAGCAAATGTTGCCGTAGATTTAGCTAAAGGGCAAGTTGCATCGCAACAATTAGCTAATATCAATCTTGCTACAAATACTAATCAGGCAATTGATCCAACAAGCGGAATGATTGTCCCTGTCGGTACGCCGGGAAGCAAGAACTATAACCCTGCTCCGCAAGGTCCAATTACTGGAACACCAACAACTGGAACTACTGGAGCGGCCACTGGCTCTACTGGCTCAGCATTAAATCCAAATGTAGTCACTGATTACATTGCCGCTGCGCAGCAGCAGTTAATTGCATGGGGTATTCTTAACCCTAACGATCCTGCATCAAATGATTTGATGACACAGATCAAAACCCTTGCTCAGCAGGGCGCGCAGACAGATACAATTGCCCTTGCTATCCAAAACTCAACTGCTTATGCCAATCGTTTTTCTGGCAACAAGGCTCGTCAAGCCAACGGCTTGGCTGCTTTATCTCCAGCAGATTATCTTTCAGCTGAACAAAATTACAACCAGATTTTAAACGAGGCTGGAGTTGGACAGCAGTATCAAACCCAATCGTTCCTTGCCAACCTTATTGGCAAGAACATAGGAACGACTACGCTTCAACAGTATGTCAATATGGCTAGTGATTTAGCAACAACATCAGATCCATATTTGCTACAAACAGCATCTCAACAGTATGGCTTAAATAAGGGCGATCTTATCGCTCACTTCCTTGATCCAAATACTGCCCTTCCAATTATTCAACAGCAGTTTGCCGCAACTCAAACATCAGCCGAAGCTGCTCGTCAAAACCTTGCTCTTAATCAACAGAACGCTATGACCCTTGCCGCGCAAGGTGTAACACAGCAACAGGCACAAGCAGGTTTTGCAACCATTGGTAGCCAGCTTGCTCAACAGCAACAGTTGGCAAGCATGTACGGCATGGGTGCTGAAAAAATGGGCAATGAATTAACTGCCGCTCAATTTAATTCAAACATCGGCGGCGTTAGCGCTGCCCAAGCACAGCAAGATATAACGCGCCTACGCGCACAGGAAGTTAACCAGTTCTCTGGTTCATCCGGTGCAGCCAAGGGCAGCCTCTACACAGAGGGTCAAGGCGTTAGTTAACTAGGTTCCATCACCACCCATTGGCATGGTGATGTGTAACTAAAGACCAAGAGTAGGAGCCAAACCTCTTTCCCCTGAGAGAATTTGTGGCCTGCGTCAACCAAACAGAAAAGGGAGTGCCACATGGCAGACCAATACGAAGACGATGACTTTGATCTTGAAGAAGATCAACCATCGCAAACCCAAGACCAAAACGGTCCAGCAAATCTACGCAAGGCTCTTAAGCGAGCAGAGCGTGAAAAGAAGGAACTGGCTGATCAGCTAGCTTCTATTCAGGCAGACCTTCGTGGTCGTTCAGTCAAGGAAGTATTGGAACAAAAAGGTGTACCTACCAAGGTAGCCAAATTTATTCCTACCGACGTAAGTACGCCGGAACAGATTGATGCATGGTTAAACGAGAACGCTGATGTGTTCGGTTTTGCTGCGCCTGAATCTGCTTCATCGGAAGAACCAACACCAAATGCTAGAGAAACACAGCGTATCAATACCGCTCTTCAAAACGCAAATACCCCATCTCGCGATGCAGATACTGCCGCGAAATTGGCTGGCGTTAAAACCAGAGAAGAACTTGACATGCTCGTTTTCGGCCAAAAGGTAAGTGGCTCACGCCGATAAAAACCCATTCGACACTAGACCCTATAGAAAGTAGGTGACACAATGGCAAATCAATATACCGACTCAATCGGCTCTACCTCTGGTATTCCCGGATTAGTACAGACCGCTTATGATCGCTATGTAGAGTTTGCACTCCGTGCTGTCCCACTTATCCGCGACGTTGCAGATAAGCGCCCAGTACAGCAGGCTATGCCCGGCTCATCTGTTGTATTCCAGATTTACACAGATATGTCAGCAGTTACAACATCTCTCTCAGAAGATGTTGATCCAGATGCAGTTGCACTTGGAAACACAACCCCTGTTACCGTTTCGCTCCTTGAATACGGTAACGCATCACTCGCAACTCGTAAGCTCGAGTTGTTTTCACTCTCAGATGTAGATCCAGCCATCGCAGACATTATTGCGTTCAACATGGCTGACTCACTTGACACAGTTGTGCTCAAGACACTTGTTGGTGGACCAAACGCTATTGCTGAACTTACAGGCGGTTCAACCAACCCTGTATCAACATACAATGGCAACTACACCAACGGTACAACTCAGGCTAGCATCGACGGCACATCAGTCATTCGCTCACGCGATATTCGTACTGCTGTTGCTAAGCTCCGTGCTAACAAGGCTGTCCCACGTCAGGGAGAATACTACTGGTGTGGTATTCACCCAGAAGTTTCATACGACCTTCGCTCAGAAACTGGCGCAGGCGGATGGCGTGACGATCACAAGTACGCTGAGAACGGTGCTTCTGAATTTTGGCCGGGCACTATCGGAACATACGAAGGTGCTATGTTCGTAGAATCACCACGTTTGTTCAACACAACAGACGGAACTGGCTCAACAGGTGCAACAGGTACCTTCGGTACTTCTGGCTACACCTACGCTTCTGGCGGTACACGTGTATTCCGTACACTTGTTGCTGGTAAGCAGGCTCTCGCAGAAGCAGTGGCAGAAGAGCCACATGTTATCTTCGGACCAATTGTTGATAAGTTGATGCGTTTCCGTCCAATCGGATGGTACGGCGTTCTAGGCTGGGCACGTTACCGTGACGCAGCTTTGGTTCGTATCGAATCATCAGCTTCTATCCACAACTCCTAATCCGAGTTAGTTGCTTCCTAGCCCCTCTATTCCTTTCAAGGGGCTAGGCGGCAACGCCCAACGAAAGGTAACGCATGACATATACATTTAAGCCACCAACGGTCAATGAAGGACCGGCGGGCTTTGGTATTCTTTTTTGGCGTTACAAAATTGCACGCGCAGACAGCGTGCTAGTTTTTGGAAGTACAGTAGTGCGTCAACGCACGCCAGCGGTACAAGACACAATCTCCGCAGACTACTGTTATCTAGGCGGGCATGAATACATCATCACCCAGCCAGAATATGACATTCTTTACGCAGCGGGCTATGGCCCTTATATCACTATTTCTTAGGAGCATTGAGTGGCTAATCCCGGCAGATACAACACCAATGTTGTCAAAGGCACTACTTTTAGTTTAGTCGCTGTGTGGAAGATCAATGCAATTCCAGTCATCCTTGATGGCTATAAAGCGGATATGCAAGTGCGCGATGTAAGCGGCAATTTGATTGCAGAAATGTCTACCACCGCAGGTGGCGCAGTTATTACCTCAAGCGCAGGAAAGATAACTTGCACGCTTACCGCTGCCCAGACTGCTGGAATTGCTGCCGGAACATATAATTACGGTTTAAATGTAACAGACTCAAACGGAATAGTTACTCAGCTTCTTAATGGAACATTTGTTGTCTCGCCTTCGGCGGTGCTTTAATGAGTGTTAATCAGGACAGTATTTCAACCGTTGAAGTTCAAGTAACCACAAATGTTTTTGATGTAGTCTCAAATGAATATCTTGTTCTTGAACTTGGCCCTATCGGCCCACAAGGCCCTATTGGTTATCAAGGTGCTATCGGTAATACAGGTAATACCGGAGCGACTGGATCAACAGGAAGTACAGGTGTAAAAGGTGCAACGGGTGCTACTGGAAATACTGGGTCTATTGGTAATACTGGTGCCGATGGCAGCACTGGCCCTACTGGCGCTATTGGACAAACTGGAACAACAGGACCAACAGGAGCTGTAGGCAATACAGGATCAACCGGACCTACCGGTCCGCAAGGCGCAGCTGGCGTTCAAGGAAATACCGGCATGACCGGTATGACAGGAATGACTGGCGTTATTGGTGCCACCGGTGTAACTGGACCAACTGGCGCTACCGGACCAACTGGTCCTCAAGGAGCGCAAGGCAATACAGGAAACACTGGCCTAACTGGTAATACTGGTATGACTGGTATGACCGGCGTAACCGGTCCTACAGGTGCAACTGGTAACACTGGCCCAATGGGCGATCATTACCAGACAACATCAACAACTTCTATTTCTTTGCCAGCCTCTGGATCTGTCACGCTTACCATCGGCACTGGCCTTGCTTATTCTTTGCAGCAGTCAGTTATTGTTGCAAATACATCAAGCGCTTACTTTGTTGGCGACGTAACCTCTTACACATCCGGCACTGGCGTAATAACGCTCAACGTTACTAAGACCGTTGGCACGGGAACCTTTACCTCATGGACAGTTAACCTTGACGGTGCTGTAGGTGCCATCGGCGTGACTGGACCTGCTGGACCTACTGGAGCGGTTGGAAATACCGGCTACACAGGTGCTACAGGCTTTACTGGATTTACAGGCTCTACCGGCCCTACAGGGCCTACAGGAGCCGTTGGAGCGACTGGCTTTACTGGTTATACCGGAGCTACCGGCTTTACCGGTTTTACGGGCAGCACAGGCCCTACAGGGCCTACTGGAGCGCAGGGCGCTGCTGGCGTTCAAGGTAATACTGGACCGACGGGACCAACGGGAGCTGTAGGCTTTACAGGCTTTACAGGATTTACAGGCTCAACCGGACCAACAGGTCCGCAGGGTGCTGCTGGTCCACAAGGCAACACTGGTAATACAGGCATGACTGGTCTAACTGGTAATACAGGTATGACTGGAATGACTGGCGTAACTGGCCCTACAGGGCCTACAGGCACACAGGGCAACACAGGAAACACTGGCTTAACAGGTAACACTGGCATGACAGGTTTGACCGGTCCTACCGGACCTACTGGTGCCACAGGTGCGACTGGGCCACTTGCCTCTAACAACGCTCACGCTTCTGCTCGCCTTGCCACAACAGCCAACCTTGCTACCACTTATACCGCAGGTTCGGCAGATGCTGGTGGTGGCTATGGAGTTGGCGCTAAATTAACAGCCACATCAAATGGACGTGGTTCTATTGACGGAACAAACATTACTGTTGGCGATAGAATTTTAGTCAAGAATCAAACAACTCAGACTCAAAATGGTATTTACACAGTTACCACTCAAGGCACCTTTGGCGTTGCTTATGTCCTCACCCGCGCTACTGATTACGACAACTCAACTGCTGGTCAGGTCGAGTATGGCGATTTTCTCTTCGTAACTACTGGCACAGCCAACGCAGCTACCAACTGGATCCAGAACAATGTCGGCACAGGAACCAATGGCTACATCATCATCGGTACCGACAACATTACCTTTGCCCAATCAGGCGGTGTAGGCCCACAAGGAAACACCGGAAATACGGGCGCAACGGGCGCTACAGGCGCAACTGGTGCCAATAGCACAGTTGCTGGACCTACTGGTTTTACAGGCTCTACAGGCCCTACAGGGGCTACAGGACCTACTGGAGCAGCTGGCACTAACGGTACTAATGGAACCAATGGTGCCACTGGCGCAACTGGCTTTACAGGCTCTACGGGACCTACAGGACCGCAAGGCTCAGCAGGCGTTCAGGGTAATACCGGCAACACAGGGCCAACAGGATTTACTGGTTTTACTGGTGCTACAGGATTTACGGGCTTTACAGGATCTACTGGCTCTACTGGTCCTACTGGCCCTGCTGGTGCTACGGGCAATACAGGAGCAACTGGTTTGACAGGTAACACTGGCGCAACAGGCGCGGCAAACCTTTGGGATATACTCATGCTTGGCGGAATGTGATACAATAGCAACGAATGAAGATTGCCGTTTACGCTATTGCGCTAAATGAAATTCTCCATGCCGAAAGGTGGGCAAAGGCCGCCGAAGGCGCTGATTACCGGATAGTAGCAGATACAGGATCAACTGATGGCACACAAGAAAAGCTACGCGAATTGGGTGTTACTGTTCACGATATTAGTGTTAGGCCTTGGCGTTTTGATGTGGCGCGGAACGCGTCTCTTGCGCTCATACCAGCGGACGTAGATGTTTGTGTCTTTGTGGATATGGACGAAGTTATCCACAAGAACTTTTTTAAGGAACTGCGCAAGCAGTGGGATCCAACGGCGCAGGCTGGCTGGGTAACATTTGATACTGGCAGCAAATGGCAGAAAGATAAGATCCATTCCCGCCATGGGTGGTACTGGAAATATCCAATTCACGAAGTAGCCATTTACTATGGCGAAGGAACGCCAAAGTATTGCACTATTAATAACGCGATCATCAGCCACAAGCCAGATGAAAACAAATCTCGCGGGCAGTATCTGCCCATGCTTGAGATGTGTGTTAAAGAGTTTCCAACAGATCCACGTGCGTGGACTTATATGGTTCGCGAGTATTACTTTTACCGTCGCTGGGAAGATGTACTTACCGCAGCCAACGCTCGCATGGAACTTGGCGGATGGAATGTTGAAGAGGCTGCCACCTGTCGGTGGGCAGCAGAAGCTGCGCATTATCTTGGCAAAGCCGAAGAGTCAACCAAATGGGTTGATCGCGGAGTGCAGATCCTTCCTACTGAGGGTGAGCCTTGGTTCTCAGTAGCCCTAGATGCTTATCGCAACAAACGTTGGCAGCAATGCTTAGATGCTTCTATCAAAGCCATCGAGTGTCCGCGTAGCGTTCATCATTGTTATGACGCTTCTGTTTGGAACTGGAAAGCCTACGATCTGGCAAGCATCGCCTCGTGGGAACTAGGTTTTATAGATGAAGCAATTACCTTTGCCGTTGCCGCTAGCAAAGCCAATGGCGAAGAAAATGATCGAGTCTTACGCAATTTGAAATTCTTTAGACAAGCCAAGGAGAAACATGGCACTCGGAGATAACTGCCGTTCTGGTTGTTTAGAAAAGAACCACGAAACATATATCGATTGCTTGCAGGATGCAAACATCCATACCAATGCCGGTGATGCAGCAGGCAACAAGACAATGAACAAGAGAAGTTGGAACGCTGAATTAGATGCGTATGCGGCTGCTCGGTCACAAGGTATTCAGCCAGCAGGCACAACTATGCGGGCAGTTAATGAAGCAAAGGCAGCTAGCGACACGCTAGGCGTAGCCTTTGATGCAGGCACAATGCCTGCCGCAAAGCAGATTACCAAGCACAAGGCCAAGGTAA